GGGTCTGGGCATTGGTATTGCAACTGGTGTCATCTTTTACAACGTTGTTTCTACTTATATCGAGTCTGTTATTTCTCAGGCTTCATCAATGCCATTCATATCATTATTGGGGATTTTTGGCATTGATTCGGGGTTATCAATTATTTTTGGTGCAATTCTTACAAGAGTGTCTATTGAGGCATCAAATCTTAGTTTACGGAAGCGTTCATAATGCCTATTAAATTAATTACAGGTCAGCCAGGGAACGGCAAGACTTTATATGCTGTTGCTCTTATTAAACAGGCACTTAAGGAAGGTCGTGAGGTCTATACAAACATCAATGGGATTACTCTTGATGTATTGCCTATACCTGAAAATGATAAGGGGGAATTAGATTGGACGCTTACCCCGAAGGGGGATGCAGAATCAGGGGTTAAAGGTGCATTAACTGTCTACGATGAGACTCAAAAGCTCCCTTATTTTGCGTATAAAACTAAAGAGAAATTATCAAGTAATCCTTTAATTACCGAATTAGAAACACATCGTCACCATGGTTATGACTTAATTTTTATTACTCAGTCACCTAAGTTTTTGCATCTGCATTTATTAGACTTAGTAAATGAGCATTATCATGTTAAAAGACCATTTAACAAAAAGCAGGCTGAGATACATTTGCATCGTAAGGCCTGTATGCTTCCTGAAACTGAAGCAGCGGAAAAACGTGCTGAAGATATTTTTAAATTTCAGTATCCACCAGAGTTATTCAAAGAATATAAATCAACTGAAATCGTAACTAACTCTAAACTTCGTATACCTAAATATATGAAGCGTTTAATGTGGATTGCGGGTTTATGTATTGTGGGGATTATTTATTTAGTGTTCTTTAGGGACAATTTTATTTTTGGTCATATTATGGGGAAAGATGAAAAAAATGAAGTCGCTGCTCAAACTGCACCTGCTCCAAAAGCGGATGAAGAAAATACTAAAAAACTTGATGAAGCATGTGCAAAGCAATTTGGTTTCACAGTAGAACAATGTGCCGATCTGCGTGATCCTAGCAAACGTAATGATGAATTACAGGCTAAAAATGATGTTCGTATGTCTACCATTGTAGTCAAATATAATCCTAATAAGCCCTATAACGTTGAATTGCCCGATGATGCTTATCAAGTGACGTCTAAGCCAGTATTTAGCGGTTGCATGAAGAAAGGTAGCCGTTATGTTGCATATACTCAACAAGGTACGATTCTGCGCGATGTATCTCAATCAGATTGTAAGCGTCTAATCAATGAGGCTGGAGATAGGCCATATAATTATTTTGCTCAGCAGCAACAAGGCTCAGTAATGAAAAATGAAAATTCTCCTCTTTGACTACTAAAAACCGTCTATTTGATGTAACGTAGCGGCCTAGAAAAGTGTCTTCAGGGGAATTGAGACACAATACGTAAACTATTAAATCTTGTACAATTTTTGCGTGTCTCAAGGCGTAGTCTAGACACTTTTACGGGGGATATATGGCTCTAGATTTTTCATTCTTAGTAATAGAACATTCTACTACCACATGGGTTGATGTTCTGTTTGCTGTCTTACTTGCTATTTCTATTCTTGTTCCGGCGTTTTTATCTACTGTTCGTGAACTTCGCAATCAACGCGAAGATGATCAGTATATTCCTTAACAATTGAAGATATGAGGCTGCGTGAAAACTCTGATATGTGAACGTTCAGAATGTTCACTGGAATTAGAAGGAAAACGTTATTGAAGCGGTGCCGTAGCGCATACGACGCTTGCATAGTAGCGCAGGCACCGCAAAAGGTAAGTGGCTGAGAATATAAAGGGAATTTCTGAAGGTAGAGAGCTTATCAATAGAGATGAGACCTGAATTACCTTCAATTGGCATTTTATTACAAGTGCTCACTCGCCTCGAGTCAAAACACCGGCTTTCTCCGGGACAAAGCTAAATGTTAATTTTCAATGATTTATAATTTTTGGGGTAAAAGTATGGATTGGCAAAATATTACACTTTTAGATATAACTTTCTTAGCTGTTTTTATATTTATCTATCCTATTTATTGGTTTGTAGTACACAAATTAATGGATGAAATTTTTGGTGCCTGAAAGTTCGTATAATGTGTGCCAGATTATGTAACATAGCCGATTTGCCATAATTTCACAGCAAATCGGCGTTATTTTACATAGTCGGCATTATGCGATCTGAAGGCTAGAGCAGGGGATGTTAGTAGTCGGGATCAACAAACACTACTAATCTGCTTTTTTTACTTCCTCGATATATTTTGTTACATCTTTTGATGTTATCGAGCTTAAATGCTTGTAAATCAATGCATTGATGACATCCGCTTCTTCGATTCTTTCCTTAGTTTCGATAATAAAATCTAAAGATTTCTCTTTAATTGATTCCACGAATTCCCCACGAACTCTATAAGTTTTTGATAAGTCTGATTTTTTCATTTCATTGTCCCAACAATGTTTAACGCAACACTATTATTGTGTCACACGTTGCACTGTTGCGCGCAATTCTGTTATATTTCTGTCAAATAGTTGCATGTGATGCTGTTGCAATGGGAAAAGAACAAGCTTTTGAAATCGTAGCCAAGATCATTTTCGATAGAGCCTGCACGTTAGTTGTTGGTGGAAATCCTGCTTATGAGTCTGAGCTTGTTCTACGTCACATAGAAATGTGCATGGTCGAGTGGGGGTATAAGTCTGCCAAAGTAGCGGAATACTACGACATGCTTAAAGCTGAGAACGATAACTTTCGTTCAATGGGGATTTGCTAATGGATGAGTATAAAAAACAACCAAACCCCACAGCTTTATCGTGGGGATTGAATTTCCCCATTAATAAGATGGGGGTAAAGACATCCGATACGCAACTGCAAGACGTTGATCTCCCGTTTCAAGAGCATTCGCTATACACAGTTCCTTATGCTCACATGGTGATGACATCTTCAGGTGTTAAACCAGTTCAATGCCGTTTACCTGCTGATAATGAAATTGCTGTTATTGACTGGGTTAATTTCACATTTGGGATTGAAACTCTAGGCGATAAGTATTGGAACGAAGATGAATACATCATCGACACACATCGTTGGACGGCTGCTGTAGAAGAACTAGATCACCAGTTACACCACATCTTTGGATTTTCAACGACCGCATGCCGTCATGGTGGGCTTAATTTCTATAAAGAAAGCTATGTATTAGGTGAAGATTTCGGCTTTGTGTGCATTGGCGGTCAACGTAATACTATTCTAATTATGATCAATGGCCGTGGTTGTAGCTTTGCTAAAAGTGGTTGGGAATTAAGACTTTACAACTTCTTAGTGACAATGGCTAAACGAGCTAAATTGACACGTGTTGATATTGCACATGATGACTTTGAAGGTAAAAAGGTCAATGTTGATTGGGGCAATATGCAAGATGGTTTAGGTGGCTTTAGCTGTGGCAACCGTATGCCGAATATCGAACATAAAGGTAATTGGAAACGTCCTAACGGTAAGGGTCGTACTTTAATGGTCGGTTCTCGTGAATCAGGCAAGATGCTTCGATTGTATGAGAAAGGTCGAGCTGAGGGCGATCCAGACGATAACTGGCAACGTGCAGAAGTCGAATTTAAGTCAATTGACCGTATTTTACCGTTTGATATGTTGCTGGCTCCAAGTGAGTATTTCATAGCTTCATATCCATGTTTCGCATTTCTATCTGAAGATATTCAGCCTGCAAGAATTGAAACAATTCAAAAGGTTGCACGAATTAATTTTGATACTGCCATTAAGAATCTTAAACACCAATATGGCAAGTATATCAATGTTTTTAAACAGGTTTTTGAACCTGAAGAGTTACTCAATATTATTTCTTGCTCTGATCAATTTGCTTTTCCGAAGCGTTTAGATCATGTGCTTATAACTGCTCGGAGAATGTAGCAATGATGCAATTTAAAAACAAAGTAAAAATCTTAGGTGCTAAAGCTGTTGATTTTAAAACTGACGATGGTCGTCATTATGATCACGTAGCTTTGTATTGTGAAGTTCCACTTGATCAATCGCAAGGTAATGCGGTTGGTAACGCTTGTGAGGTTTTTAACTGGCAAGACCGTACTAACTTGGCGTTGCTTAGACAGCATAAATTTCCTTGTGAAGCAGACATTACATTTGAAATGGTGACTTCAGGAAAATCTATGAAGTATGTCGTTAAACAAGTTGAGTTGCCAAAGGTAATTTGATGATTGATGTCTTGGATGAGGATGGTGCAAGTAACATTGCACATCCTGAAATCTTCGGAAAACCGAAATAAAGCTATACATTACACATAGTTATTTTTACCGATTCGTATAATGTATAATATGTTAAAAATCAACAACTTACGTGTATTTTTAATATGACACAATATGTTTATAAATGCAAGAAGTGCGGTAGAGAGTTCATAAAACACTCTGATTACTTCATTCATTTTTATAACTGTATTTAAGGATATCACTGGCTTTTGGGGGCGGTTATCGCAAGCCAGTGGTTTTATTGGGGAAT